GCAGAAGATTGTCGCTGTTCCCGGACCCGTGATGGTTCATACATCTGAGGTTCATTTTCTGCAAACTGAAACTTCCCAAATGATCGAAATGATTGCAGCTCAGCAACGTTATTTGGAGGGGAAGAGACTTACTAAGAAGCAAGAGAAAGCTTTGAAAGATGCCAAGAAGCTTATCAAGAAGAATCGTTTGGCTGAGCCTGCAAAAGTTGAGGGTCCAAAAGTGAAGACTGAGGCTCTCGTTCCCACTGCTGCTAGTTATGATGTCTCCAGAATTAAGGTGGCACAGGGTGAATGTTTGGATGCTAGTAAGGTCCGAATTGGTTACTGTTTGTCAACGTTTGCCGGTATACTTATAAACGATCACGTTTATAAAGATACTAAATGGTTGAAATTCTCCGGAAAGGAATTTGAACCAAGTCCCGTTCGAGCCAAGTCTAAGAATAATACAGATCTTGTGATTCTTAAACCTATTGATGGTCCTGCTAAGGTGAAGAAGAATTTCTTTTCTTTACCTCAAGCTGGTCAAAAGGTTGCTCTCGTCCTTCAATTAGGCGAGAAAATCAATCCTGGAGAAATCCTTAAGATTGAAAATGGCCCGTTCGGTGATCAAATGAGAAGCACATATACCTCTGAAAAGGGTGATTGTGGAGCATACGTGATCAATGGTAATGGTAAAATTGTTGGAATACATTTTGCCGAAGGTGACCCAGGAAAGAACAATCTTGCGGTTCCGATCGACGGGGGCTTATTGGCCCTGTTCGATAATCCAAAAAACTAAGCACACCTTTGGGAGTTCCTGACCTGCCGGAACTCCCGAAGGTAGGAAGGAAGCGAGCTACAGATATTATGCTCGACTTTCAATGCGTAGGACGAATACCTTATCGCCCACTAGGTAAGAGTCACTTCGCGTCCATTCCGGTCTCCTACTCTGTCAGTGATGCCTATTTACCTGCAATTATGGACCAGGAAGCATTGCTTCTTTCAGTCCGCAAGTATTATGAACCGACGAGATATATAGGAGATGGGCAGGCGGAATTTTTAACAAACTGGTTGTCATCATATGTTGCTCCTTTTTGGCACGGAGACAACTTCACCAGTTACGCGGATGCTGTCAATTTGATTGATCCATCCAAAAGCCCAGGGTACCCATGGTACTATACATGTGATACAAAAGGGTGTGCGTTAATGTGTCACGGGGATAAAATCCAAGAAGAAGTTGAAGACATTTTACTTGGTCGTGGTCCACCTCAAGTTGCATCTATTACATTGAAAGATGAATTGAGACCACGAGAGCGGGTCAATCTTAAGAAAACAAGAGCATTTGAATCAATGCCGACGCCTCATTTACTTGCTTCAACACAATTATTTGAAAAGCAGAATTCCAAGCTCAATCAGACAATTGGTCAACATGCGTCAACGATTGGAATTCGTGTTCCAGGCCCTCAGTATGTTCAGACACTACTGTCTTTGGAAAAAGATATGTGGTACGGTGATGTAGATGGATGTGATTCTAGATTTCTATTAACACTCGCAAGGGTGGTGAGAGATGTTCGTATCAGGTATTCAAGACTTGAATATGAACAAGCCATTGTAGATTTGTACAATTGGGTCTACTGCGGTTTTGCGGTAGTTCTAGGATTTCTATACATTATGTTTCACCAGAAGTCTGGATGGAAAAATACCGGGCATGACAACACGTTTATGGTGTTGCTTAGCTGGGCTCTGTGTTGGCAGTTTTTTGCCCCAGAGATGGTGTTTGAAGAGTTTATTAGAGCTTTCATAAACGGAGATGATTACGTTATGAAGTTAACCAACGGGGAAACCCGGTATGGTCAACTAACTCTTAAGGTCTTGACTGACTATTTGGAAGTACGATATGGTATTTTCAATATGATTGGCCCCAATGTGCCCATGCTACCTCCCCAGGTAGTCTTTTTATCTCATCATTTGAGATTGCGGCACCACGCTCGATTTGGTGACTTTTATGTTGCTGCCGGCAATTTGCCGAAGCTCCTCAGCTCAATTAGCTGGGTGAGAACCAATCCTGATTTTACATTCGAAGAAAGTGTATTAATGCATTGGTTAGGTCTACGTATTATGCTGTGGCCATGGGAGATTGAATTTGATCTCCTGGAAGCTGAGATTGACAAATGGATTGCCAAAATTTCCTGGACGGAGAGATTGGCGCTTATTTTGCGAGCTCGGATTCCCGAACAACAGATTGCCCTCGTGCATCTTAAATTAGAGTCTGTTAGTTTTTTCCCGGATTCTGACCCTTATGAG